CAACCACAACCCAAGTCACTTTGGAGGCTGAGCGGGGTTCTCAGGCTTCAACATCGGGGGCGTCAACTCCGGTGAAAACCACAACGGAATCATCCCAAGTCAAAACTATGAATCTGAACGAGATCAAAACAGCGATTGCTACGTTCAGGAGCACGGATCAATCCAAGCTCCCGCCGCAGCAGTTTGCCGAGGGGATGTCTCAACTGAGTGCGCTCCACCAAGAGGTTGCGAACTTCGTCGCCGAGGACGCCAAGCGTTCCTGGCAGGGTCAGCAGCTTCACAATGAGATCGCAGCCCTTGAGAACTCCTGGTCGGAATCGCAGCTCGCGCCCTCCAAAAAGGCGACGAAGCTGAACGAGGACAACACCAAGCTCATGCAGGTCATCAAGGCGGTCGCGCAGACCGGCCTGACCTTCAAGAACAAGCTCGGTGAGTCGATCAAACAATCCGGTCGTCAGACGGCCCTGCTCAACGAAGTTGTCGAGCGCGGCCAAGCCTGGCGGCAACTGGCCAAAGCCAACGAGGCGGAGAGCGCGAAGTATCGCCGCCGCTTCATGATGGCCTCCGAAGCCCTCCAACAGCTCGCCCTGAAATACAAGGCGGACGTGGTGGAGATGGGCAAGCGCGTCATCCAGCTCGAATTTGCTGAGAAGGCGCAGACACCCGAAATCCAGAAGATGCTCAAGGAAGCGACCAAGCCCAAGCAGTTGGTCGAAATCCGCAGCGTCCTGGAGGGCAAGACCAATTCGCCTGCGGCGAAAGCCGAAGGCGCACCTGCGGGCAAGGTCGATGAGACCAAGAAGCAGGCGGCGGCTCCGTCCGTGACGGAGGACAAGAACAAACCTGCGGCTCCCGCCGAAGGTAGCCCCAAAGCTCCGGTTAGCGAAGGGGTGACGATCATCAGTGCGAAACCGAACGATCCCCGCGAGCTGAACGAGGCCATCGGAATGGTCACGCGGCTCTCGAAGGCGACGGTGACGGCCTAGTGGGCGTCAGCCAATTAACCGAAACAGCAACAGCAAAACACACAAAAACCTATGGTTATTCAAGACTCAGTAACCGGTAGGCCGATGCTGGCGACCAACGGCGGTCATATCGCCCGTTTCACGGAGACGCTGGAATGGGGTTACAAACTTGCCGAAACGCCTGTCGGACTCACCGACAAGAATCCCAAGGGCCTTTGGGAAGCCAAAGGCTGGAAGGAGTTCGTCCAACACATGCCCGAACACAAGCGGGCATACACGGCGATCATGCTCGAAAACTGCCGCTCACGCTTCGGCCAACTGGACGAGGTTACGCGGACCACTTCGCTCGGCACGTTCGACAAGTGGATTTTCCCGATCATCGCCAACATGTCCGAAAACGACGTGATCGACCAGCTCGTGGCTTTGCAGCCGATGGCTGGCCCGGTCTCGCAGATCGTTTACATGGACATCGTGACGGGTCGCCGGAAGGGCCGCACGCCCGCTGGCGCTCCGATGTGGCGTGCCCTCCAGGGCGCGGTTGACCGTGACGACGACGCCGATGAACTCGTCCAGGACGAGACCGGCACGCTCGCGGCCAATGCCGGTCAGTTGGAGTGGTATCCGATCCGTTCGGGCACCCTGACACTGACGGTGGGCGCTGACGTGACCACCGACGACTCCAACGGCAACATCCTGCCTGCCGGTGCGATCACGGGCGGCACGATCAACTACGTCACCGGTGCGATCACCGTCACTGGCGTAGCCGCCACGGCTGCTTACAGCGCGACCTATGCGTTCAACGCTGAAGGCAACCTGAACATCCAGGACTACGAGATGAAGCTCAGCTCCACGCCGGTCACGGCGAAGGTCATGAAGCTGAAGACTCTCTGGTCCGAGGAAGCTGACCAGAACCTCCAGGCAATGTATAACATCAAGGCTGAGAGCGTCCTGCTCAACGCCCTGACGAATGCGTTGACCTACCAGAAGCACCGCCAGGTGATCTTCGATCTCCGCGCCCGTGCTGACGCTGGCTTCGTCGTTTGGGACGCCGTGGCTCCGCCCTCGGTGAACTACCAGACCCACAAGTTCAGCATCATCGACGCCTTCGAGACCGCCAGCAACTTCATCTTCGGCGCAACCAACATGGTCGCCGGAAATTGGTTGCTGCTCGGCCTCCAGGCTGCGACCGTCGTGGCCACGCTGCCGCAGTTCGTCGCCCGGAATGCCCGGACGCAGATGCAGGGCGTGACCTACCTCGGCGACCTTGGGAACAAGAAGGTCTTCGCGGACCCGCACTTCCCGGTCAACGAGTGGTTGGTCGGCCACAAGGGCGATCAGTTCCTCACCACCGGCTACGTTCTGGCTGAATACCAGAAGCTCTACACTACGCCTGACGTGGTGCTGCCGGACTTCATCCACCAGCGGGGCTTTGCGACGAGCTTCGCCCGGAAGATGATTAACTCGAAGATGTATTGCCGGGGCCTCGTGCAGAACTCCCCGACGACCTTCGGTTCGGTCATCGGCTAAGCCGCCGATCCAAGAAATTCAAAGCCCCGCCCGGAGCGATCCAGGCGGGGCTTCTTGTTTCCAGGCAGGTCAGCGACCGGTGATGATCGCTTCGAGAAAGATGAAGACCAGGAACGCAATGAGCAGCCAAACGACGCCCATGATTCCGACCTGCATGGTCTTGCATTTGGGGTCGTGCTTCGCGCACCAGCCGGACCAGCGATCCATCGTGTGGCCGTAGAGATAGAGCAGGACTAGGATGGTGATGATGGTGCCCATCTTAGCCTCCGATCTTCTTCCAGGCCGCGTCGGTCTTGCCGCCGCCGTATTGTTCCATCCGCTCCAGGAGCCAGCGGGCAACCTCGTGCTGGATGTAGCCGTCCGACATGATGACCAGGCCCACCTTCTTGTTGCTCATGGTCACGTTCTGGCCCCGGTCGCCCGGCTTGTGGTTGGGTTGGTAGCCCACGTCGAAGTCCACCAGGACGAGCTGCCAGTCGTCCACGTTCGCCTCCCACATGCGCGTGTCCTTCGGCATGGGTTCCGGTGCCCTGGGTTCCCAGGGGAGCGGCCCACGCAGGACGCGGGCGAGATCATTGATGACCGTGGCATCGCCTCCGGCGATGATGGACTGCATGGCGAACGTGGCGACTGGATCGAGCATAGGTTAGTTGTGTATGGGTTCGCCTTCGTAAACGGAGAGTGTGAATGACTGAATATCCACGGCGTCGGGCGCTATTACCCGCAATCTGATCGTGGGCGGTATCGTGGCCGTGCTGCACTCGGTATCGACGACTTTCACGCGCATGGCTGCCACTTCTGGATTGCTGGTGACCACTTTTAGCTCAAACGGCAAAGCAGCGTGCAAAAAGTTGGTGAATGCGATGACGTTCATAGTCTTACAAGGTGACGGTGACTTCGTAGCGGCGGTTCTTCAGCAGGCCCTCGACCTGTTCCTCGCTGATGTGGTCGCCCACAACGTGATCTGCTTTGCCGCTGTTAACGCGCACGGCATGGACGAGCTTGGTGAGCTTGTAAGGGTCACCGACCGCCGTCTCGGTCTTCTGGATCGTGATTTTGACTTTGTTCATATTGGTAAAGAGTTGGGGGCCGGACTCCCCGGCCCCCGTTGAGGTTGCCGGTTAGTTCGCCTGAACGGCCATCGCCGTCTGCCGGGCCAGGAGACCGACCTGGCCATCCATCAGCGCGTGGAGGGACTGGGTGCGCTTCGGGAGCGCCCACAGGTTGCCCTTGAGACCTTCGGTGAAGGCGTTGAACAGCCGCCACACGTTCTTGTGCTCGGCAAACTCCGGGTGACGCGGGGTGCGCCATTCCTTGATGACTTCAGGCAGGACGGTGATCGGGGCCACACCGCCTTCGTAGGCGCGGACGATCAGGTCGTTGGCCTGGCTGTCGGTCAGCTCGTGGGTCTTGTAGGCTTCGATGCGGGTGCCCTGGTCGCTCCAGCGTTCGGCGAGCTGGCCCGTGGCGCGGCCCACCAGGTTGGGCAGGTCGATCATCACGCGGTTGGTGTGCTTGCGGAGCACTTGAATCTCGGCGCTGAAGG